CCACGCAGGCTGCCGATCAGCGCCAGCTGCGCTGCAGCTGCTGCCTCAGGGCTGGCATAGCTGACAGACCATCCGCCAAGGCTCTGGCTGGCAAGGCTCTGGTCACGGCCAATGCTGCTGTACAGGCCATCGACCATGCGCTTGACAGCGCCCTTGACATCGGCGCCAGGTGCTGGGGTCACATACACCACGCGCACTCGATTCCATCGCGGGTTCCAAGACCAATCCGACAACACCTCACGGTCAGCATCTGCGTCACGGATCACCCTGCCCTGCTGCGAGTCGTTCAGCGTCACAAGGCCAAGATCAGAGTTCAGCCGGTACCTGCTGGAATCCACCGCAGTGCCAAGGGTGTTGTCGCTGAGTATCGGTGTGATGCTGGTGATGCTGCTGACCGGATACTCCCGCAGCTGCAGTTCACCGCTGTCGCTTTCGTAGTCTTCGGTTCTGGTAGCTGCTTCGAAGCCTGTCAGCCTGTCCCTGTAGGCTGCCTTTCGCAGCGCAGCTGTGGCCTCATCGATCACATCCTGCAGCCTGGTATCATCGCCAGTGCCGGTAATCCGCGCATGCGTCTTGTATTCGGCAAGCGTGATGATCGCCATGGCAGCACCTCAGTTGATCGCGCAGGCCAGCAGTTCGATGGTCTGATCAGTGCCACCGGTCACCACGCCGGCTGTCTGGGTAAGCGCCAGCAGGTAGTTTGCACCTAGCAAATCAATGCCTGTGATATCGTAAATATCACCGTAACGGTATGTGGTGTCCCGATACCCTGCGGTTGTGGGTGTCAGCGTGATGCCTGTGCTGCCGGCTGCGGGATTGTCCAGCCGCGACCAGGTGATGGTTCCATCAGTCAGGAAGACACCTGTGCCCTGTGTGTAGCTCGCAGCTGGACCCCAGCCACCAAAGATGCACACCACTGGGTTGGTGGTCACGCCGGTGATCAGCTTGGTGCGCACGCGAAGCAAAAGTCTGGTGCAGGATGGAAGCTCTACAGGTATCACACCAGTGCCAGCGTAGGTGCCAGGGTTCAGCAGCACTGTGCTGGTTTCAGCAGTCAGGGCAAGATTGCTGTGGATAACCCGCCACTCGCCGCGCACTGAAACTGGGTAGCTTGGTGCGCCTTCCTGTGCCTGCACGCCCAGTTTGATTCCTGCCGCCATCTGTCACCTCACATCGAAATGCCCAGGCCCTGCTTGCAGGGCACTGGGGCTGTCTGGCGCTGGCATGCAGCGCCGGGGAGAGAGAGAAAACCCAGTCAGGCACTGTGAGGCACCTGCTGGGGAAGGAAGATGGTTAGACAATGACCAGCGTTTGCTTGAGCCCGTAGGTGGTCGCATCCACCGGGGACACATCGCCGCGAGTCAGCACCGCAATGCACGCCACCAGCGTAGCGCCAGCGCCCGGATCGATCACGGGCTTGATGTAGCGCTTCTGCTTGCGCACATCCACTGTGATGGCGCTCTGCTTGCCGTTGTCAGTGCTGGCCGTGAAGTTGGTGAGCGTAGTGCCGGCAATGTCGCTGTAGCCGCTGCCGCTGGCATCAGATGTGGTGAGCTTCAGGCTTTCGGTATCGGCTGCGATGGTGCCGAACTGAAAAATGAAGGTAGCCGTTTCATATCCGGCGCAGTCCACTGCGATGGTGGTAGCTGCAGTGCCGTTGATGCTGATCGGTGCCAGCGCTGTAACGAACTTTGCGCCCTGAATTTCTTGAGGCATTTTCTGTACTCCTTGTGTCTGGTATTACGGGCCAGTGACCAAGCCGACCACTGCGCCGGGGATTCTCGAGGATGCAGTTGCACTGGTGTTGCCGACATCATGCACGCTGATGCCGAAGCGGTTGGTTCCACGGAAGGCAGTGGTGTCGCTGGCGAAGCCAACGCTGGCATCGCTGGCGATCTGCATGCCGCCACCCACCTGGGTGGCCTTGGCCGCCAGGTTGAACGCACCGAAGAGGCAGCACACCTGTGATGCAGCTGCGATACGAGGCATCACCTGTGAGAAAATCACAGGGTAGCTGAGGAAGATCGGCTGACGGTAGCCGTTCGCCACTTCCACGCTGGTCACACCGCCGGCGCTGAGCGCCAGCTTGACCATGGTGTTGTAATAGAAATCCTTGTGACATACCCACACAGGGTTCGCCTGATCGACATACGCCGGCGCACGCCCCACCACTGCTTCGAAATCGGGCAGGGTAAGCGCTGAGTAGCTGGCCGATCCAGTGCCCACCACCACGCCGGCGTTGTTGGCTGGGGTGGCATCTGTGAGGAGCTTGGTACGGAACCCGGTGTGTGTGCCGTAGGTGCTGGTTCCATCGCCATTGAAAACCGCTTCGTCTTCTTTGTCCGCGAAGGCATACGCATGCTCACGCGCCACGAAGTCACCGAAGTTAATCGCGCTGTCATTGAGCAGCTCGTTGCTGACATAGGTAAGCGCGGTCATCTTGTTCGCCACTACCTGCACCACATTGGTGCTGACATCGCTGGCAGTGATGGAGCCGGCTTCGCCTGCCCAGTAGACGCTCACGCCACCGGTGCGCCGGGGGAACTGCACCACATCGCTGCCGACAGTCTGCACATCCAGCACCTGCCGCGCTGCGCCACGCAGTTCCTTCAGTTCGATCAGGCTGGGAATAAAGATGTCAGGCACCGTAGCGCCACCACTGCTGATATTGCTGGTGATGTTGGCCTTGGCCAAGAGACTGCGCTCGTCTGCCTTCATCAGGGCAGGCATGGTGCAGCTCTTGTACCACGCACCGAAAAGCTCGGCCTCATCTGCGCTGCTGAAGCTGGTCAGCTTCTTGCCCGCGAAATCGCGCCCGGATTTCGCACGCTTATCGTAGGCCTTGCGCTGGGTGTTGCCGATGGCGAAGGGCTGGGGTGCAGCCTCATCACCTACTGCGCCCGCCACTGCGCCGGCGCTGGACGCACGCGCCTTCAGGCGCTGCACTTCGTTTTCGAGTTCTGAGATTTTCGCATCCTGGTTCATGGTGTCCCTCTGAGCCTTGGCCTGCAGGGCTGCTGCCTGCAAATCGACCGTCTGGCCCTGGTGTTTGACGATGATGTTGTTGGTTTTTGCAAAGGCCTGCACTGCAGCCACATCGTCTTCGCTGCCTGTGTAACCCTCAGCCTGCATGGCTGTGATAACGGACTTCCAGTTCATGGCTGTCCTCTCTGCTACACCAGGGCACCGGCTGGAACCACAGGGCACAACAGGTGCGCTGCGTTCGGGCTGCATGGCCTAGCTGCTCAGATGATAACGATGGTTTTTGGCTCTGCAGTTTCTGCTGGTGTCAGATCGGTCTGCGCTGTGCCGTTCATCGGGAACGCTGTGTAGCTGATTTCCAGTAGGCGCCACTTACGATGCACCATGCGCACACCAGGGAAGGCCTGCTGCTCATCTGGGGTAGGTGGCCCGAAGTCGATGGCCTCAAAGCCGATACTCTGCCCGATGTTGCCGGCTGCCGCCAGCGCTCTGATCTGCGCCACCAGTGGGTTGGCCGGATTATCGATCAGCACCGATTCACAGATCAGGCCCTGTGGCTTGGCGATCAGGTTTCGCAGCTTGCCGATGGCGCTCATTGCGCTGTAATCATGATCCACAAACAGGGTACGGTTGAGCCTGAAATAACTGTCATCGACACCGCCAGGAAGCACCACATCGCCTTCCAAATCCACAGCTGTGGTGGTGGCCCAAGCCCGGATTTGCGTAGGCTGATCGGCTGGCACATCCACCAGCTGGCCCGCCATATCAGCTGGCCCCTTCATGCGCAGCCTGCCGGCCTTGAATAGCCGGTAGTGTTTCCGACAGAGTGCTTCCCAGGCCTGTGCTTGCGCATCGGAACGGATGTTTTTCATGCGTCGAATTCCTCAATAGTGGTGCAGCCGCAGTTGGGGTGGATATCAGAGGCCACCATCACGGGCCTGCTCAGTGTGTACAGCACGCCATCAGTGCCCTGGATCATCTGCCCGGCGCTGAAAAACGGATCGGTGAGCTTGGTTTTCTTGCCCTTCAGCAGCCTGCTTGCGCCCTCACAAAGCCCGCAGTAGTTGCCGCTGAGCAGCCAGGTCTTGCTTTGGTACCCCAGTTCCTCAGCCTGTGCCATGCTGCCATGCTGGATGGCTCTGCTGGTTTCGGTTCTGGCGATGGTTTCAGCACGCTGCAGGCTGATGCCATCGACCTCATCGGCCAGTCTCTGGCTCATCTGGTTGACAGTGGTGCCGGCCTCCAGCTCTTTGCCTATCGCTGTGCGCAGCTGCTCAGCCATGGTGTCAGTGATGCCCTGCACCAGGTCGAAGTTGTACCGCTGCACATACTTCAGCGCAGCGTCACCAGTTAGCGCTTCGCCAGTCACGCCCTGCGCGTTGAAGAACGCAGTACTGCCATCGGCGAAGGCCTGCGCAATGGTGTCCTGCAGCAGCTCACGCAGCTTCGCCTGATTGAACAGGCTGACATCAAAGGTGCCATCGGGCTTCAGGCTGTCCAGCACCTCACGCATCTGATCTTTGCCCCAGCGCGCCACCAGCTTTTCCATCATGCGCTGGATGGCCTCAGCGCTGCTATCGGCCTTGCGCCTGTGGCTGGTGCCGCAGCCGCACTTGCCTGCCCAGTCGAAGCGCCCCACCAGGGCTGCCTTCTCGAGCTTGGGTGTGCAGGCCTCTGCCTCACCTGGCCGGCAGGCCTCAGCTTCCATGGCTGGGGTCTGCTCAGCCGCAGCTGCTTCGGCTTTTTCTTCGGTGTCTGCTGCAGCCTCAGCCTCTGCCTCTGCCGCAGCCTCTTCCTCTGCATCGATCAGCGCAGCAGCCTGCTCAGCGTACTGCCGCATTGGATCGCCACCCCACAGGCCCCAAGCGATCCGCCCCGCGCTGGGGTATCCCTCTTCGCCTTCACGCCAGCCCTCTGCTTGGCTGTCGGCTTCGTGCCTGGCGAAGTAGCTCACGATTCGCTGGATGGTGTCAGGGCTCAGCACGCGCCCGTTCATGATGTCCCGCGCCCTGGCCACGCCCACCATGGTGCCGCCACGGTTGAATTCTCCCCGCCAGGCCAGCGCCTGCTCAGCCTCAGCACGCGCCTCTGCCGGCGCTGTGAACTCAGGCAGCTCTTTGGTGATCAGTTCCGGCCCTTCGTCACCACATCCACAGGCCTCTTTGTCAGCTGCGCTGCCAGGCTCACCAGCGCTGCCCTGTTCTTCGGGCTGGCCTTGTCCGCCAGTGCCAGACACAGGGCTGCCGCTTCCAGTCGCTTCGCTGGGCTGATCTGCACCTGTAGTGTCAGGCACACGGGCTTTGCGCTTGCCGCTCTTCGCTTGTTCACCTAGCACCACCCTCTGCGCCAGTGGCGCGAAAATCGCATCCAGCTGCTCAGGCATGATGCCAGGGAAGGCCACGCTTGCCAGCGCCCTGGCGCTGTCTGCAGGCAGGCCACCTGTCAGCACATCAGTGATGATCTGCTGCAGTGCTGTCAGCTGTTCGGTCGTTATCGCCGGCATGTGTTCTTCCTCACCCTCTGCCTCAGCCTCTGCACCAGGTTCGCCAGGTGCTTCGATGTCGATGCTTGGGGCTTCGGTTTCGCCCTCTGGCTCAGGCAGTTCGCCAGCAGCCTCACCGTTGGCATTAGCGCCTGCCTCAGGCGCTTCGATGTCCAGGCCCTCCTGCTCAGCCTCTGCCTCAGCCATCGCTGTGGTGGCAGCCTGCTGCGCCTGGCGCACCGCCCTAGGTGGCAGGTACAAAACCTTTCGGTACTCATCAGCATCCACCACGCCGGCTGCGAAGGCCTGGCTCATCACGCTGGCTTCGATTTGCTGGTCTTCCAGGTCTGGGTCTTCGTAGGCGAACCACATCTGGCCAGGCTCTTCGCCGAACATCGGCAGCAGGTAGGCTGTCAGGTCTTCCGCCACTCGACACATGCGTTTCATGCAGGCCCTGGTGAGTAACCGCTCACCCAGTTTCGCGCCGGCAAG